TCCTCGGCGATTATGCCACCGTGGCTAGTGCGGACGTTTTCTTGGCGTCGTCGTCGCAGCGTCACCCTACCGAATTGGCATCGTTGATGGGTGCTCGGCTCGTTCACGCGCAGGAGATTGATCCGTCGCGTAAATGGGATGAAGCCAAAGTGAAGTCATTGACTGGCGGGGACAAGATCAGTGCGCGCTTCATGCGGCAGGACTTGTTTGAGTTTCAGCCGCAGTTCACGTTGGTCATCGCGGGTAATACTAAGCCAGAGATTACTAACGTCGATGACGCCATGCGGCGTCGTATGCACCTCATTCCGTTTGAGACTAAGCCCGTCCGTAAGGATGTGGACTTGCCGGACAAATTGAAAGAGGAATACCCGGCCATCCTAGCGTGGATTGTCGAAGGGGCTAAGGCTTGGCTGTCTGAGGGGTTGAACCCGCCAGCGGTCGTTATCCAAGCTACCGAGGATTATCTCGCGGGAGAGGATGCCTTGGCCCGCTGGATCACGGAGCGTTGCGTGGCTGGTGCTGACAATGAGATGGGCACAAACGAAGCGTTCAATGACTTCCGCGATTGGTGCAAGGACAATAACGAGGCCAAGGGGCGTGACTGGTCGCAGCGTAAGTTTACTGCTGAGATGAAGACGCATGGCTATGACCACACAAAAGACCGGGCGACCCGAACGAAGCGGGTGTTCCGTGGTCTTGAGCTTCTCATCGGCGATGAGGATTACATGGTCATTGATGCTCTGTCCGGCCCTGACCATGAAGAGTTTTTTGGTTTCCAGATCGAGATCAAGGGGCGTGACGTTGATGAGGAAGGGCTATGACCCGGCCCGGTGAGAGAGGGTGTAACGCAATGTATGGAGAAGATTTTATGAGGTATAAGGACATTCGGGATGCGCTGAATGAGGGCGCTGAGCACATGTACGGCAACGCGTCATCGGTCTTTGATCCAGTTGAGAAACCTAAGCACTATAACTCCGGCGGCATCGAGGCCATCACGGCGATTGAAGCGTCGATGGCTCCGGAGGCATATGCTGGCTACCTCAAAGGGAATGTCATGAAATATTTGTGGCGTTATGAGAAGAAAGAGAAGCCGATTGAGGACTTGAAGAAGGCCCAATGGTATCTTGATCGGCTGATAGGTTTACGTGAACGTAAAGTGTGAGTTGACGTTAACGTAAAGTAGATTGAGAGGGCTTCGGCCCTCTTTTTTTAATTTGGGGACGGGTTTGAGAAAGTTGGGGACGGGTTGGGGACGCTTTGGGGACGGATAAAAGTGAGGATTTCTGCGGGTGGGGACGGAAGGGACGGATAATTCTAAGTTAATTGGCTCTTACGACAGTAACAGTGTTACCCATGTACATTTACCACTGTTACATTATTTACGCCGAGTTATACTCGGTCAAACCCGTCCCGGCCGTCCCGGCCCGCAGAAATCCTCACTTTTATCCGTCCCGGATTTGTCCCCAAAGCGTCCCGGACTTTTAGAAAGCGTCCCGGATGGCAGTTTTCCGTTAATCGTCCTCATACGGGTCGGGTAAGTCGTCCGCATCGAGGTTATGAGCGCCGACTTGTTTAATCTCAATGACGGGTTGTTCCTCGATGAGGGTGTGATCAGATGAGGTATCACTACCCGCCAAGTTTAGCTGGCGCAGTGCATCAAGATGAAGTTGGTTCACGTTGACTTGTACCGCTGCGGTCGGCTTGGCTTGGAACTTGTCAGGTGCTGTCACACCCGCCAGCCATTTGCGCGTCTCGATCTTGAGGCGATCAGCGTTAGCCGACACATGGTCCGCCGCGTCTGCGATGTCCAGACATTCGTCCGCCCATGTCTCCGCCGCCAAGGATCGTGCCTGCCGGAACCGCTCTTCACGGTCAGGGTCTTTTCTAATCCAATGGTAGAGAGAAAGATTGCTGATGCGCAGTTCCCGCGCCAAGCCAGCCATCGTCATTCCTGACGCGATCTTCTCCAGCAGCGTGCTCTCGCCAACCTTATCGAGATTGGATGCAATTGTGCGACGTTTAATATGTCCAGCCATGATGCCTGCCTATAAAAAGAATTTTAAAAAACCGTTTGAAACTATTTCTGACCAAATTAGTTTGATTACCAGTTTTTTCAAAATACCCGCTACGCGCGCCCGCGTCTACATGCGCGTGCGCGCCATGCGCACACCCACGGCCGCGCATAGGCGCGCGGTTCTAATGCCTAGGCGCGCAAGCCGCGCCATGCCGCTAAGCATGAACGGAATTGACAACCAGATGGGGTGAATAGCGAAAGCCGGAACCGAAAATGCCCAATAGATAGCAGGCATGCCCGAAAAAGCCGTTTTAAAGGCCCTTACAGCGCGATTTGCATCCTTTGGGTATAATACACCCGCCCGCATTGTCTCTGCCCTCTACGGGCTTCTAAATCGCCCGCTTTATTGGGCGACGCTAGGCGCGTAACGGCCGGGCCTAAAGGCTATCATGGCCGGGCATAAAAAAAGGGCGGCACAATGGCCGCCCGGTTGGTTTATCTGTTATCGTTTATCGCAAAAGCAATTGCACAAGCTTTTCTATCGTTTCTCTAATCGGAACACGGCCGCTTTCGTATTGCCTAATCATTCGGCTTGAATTGAGGCCTAGGGCTTCCGCCATTTGCTCTTGCGTCAAGTTAAGCTTTACGCGTGCCGCTTTGAATTGCTCTTTATCCATTGTCGCGCCCTTTCAATAATGCATGGATCAAAGCCGCTTCCCTTTTGCCTATCTTATTGCGTGAACGCCTATTATGGGACGCTATCGATTGATCAACCGCTTCCCGGTTATAGCGTGCGCTAGGCGTGCTATCGGTTATAATAAATCCGGCCATTGTCTTTCCCCTTATGCCGCTAATGCGATTTGTTCCGCTTTGCGCTTTGACGTACCATGCGCCGGAAAGCCGATAATTGCTTTGCGATTAGCAATCGCGCAAAGGCCGCAACGCGCGCAATCAATATCATCGGAAATTGTCGCGGGACAAATGGCAACCGCACGGCCGTCCGGCGTTTTTATCGCGGTTTTTTGATCGGCTGGCAAAACAACAACAACCGGCGCGATTTGCAACGCGGCTAATTGATCCGCGTGCGCTAAATTATTAGCCGATAGGTTAACCGTAAATCCGGCCTTATTTGCGGCCTGAATAGCTAATTGTTCAGCCATGCCATGCATAGGCTTGTGCGTATACGTAAAGCCGCGCTTGCCCTTATTAGCGCCAACCAATTGATCAAGGGCCGTAAAATTAATTGCATCACCGTCACCGGGCAAATCGCCTGATTGATTGTGCCGCCATAGCGTGCCCTTGGGCAATTTAGATATTTCACCAAGCGCGGCTTGCCAAGATAGGCCCGCTTTTCTTTCCGTCACCTTACGCCAAAACAATCCAAGCGGCCCGTTATCGGCATAACAACCGTTCTTCTTTAACGGGCACGCGTCCGGGCATGTTTCTGCGCTTGTGGTTGTCACCGGGATCGGCCCGGTTTTTGCGTTGCGCGAAACGCGCGTAAAAGCGATTTGGTAAATCATTGTCTTTCCCTTTCGATTAAGCATTAGAACCGGGCAACGCGGCAATGATTGCCGTATACGCGCCGACAAGCATAACAAAACCGCCGACAAGTAAATCCCCGGCCGCAATGATTGCGACGGAACCGAATAGAGTAACCGTTGCGGCCGCTAACAAGATTGTTGCGTCTTTTGTGCTAAACATTGTCTTTCCCTTTCGGCTTGATTGCCTAAACGCCTAATGCGGCTATCCGTTCCGCTTTGCAATAGGCTATCGGTTCCGCATTGGTTCAATACGCAATCAATATGGTGCGGCTATTGGTTCCGCTTTAGAGGCTTCCCGGCGCACCGCCGCATAGCCGCGTCTAGCGTGCCTCTGACGCCATTTGTTCCGTCACTAGAACGCTGTTACACCCAAAAAACCGCAGAAAACCGTGGTTTTTGACGTGTGCGCTCGCGCGCGGGCACGCGCACACACCCCCCGGGGGGCGCGCACACGGGGGGCGCGTGCGTGTACAACTTGACGCAGATCGATTTGGCCGACCCCACCCCCCGGTATCCTCGGATTTAACATAATCCCGAAAAAAAAATTATGAATTTTCCGCTTGCAAATATGTAACAGTATCCTGTAACAGTGCTGAACAAACAAAAAACGGGAGTTTTACGTCATGGCGGTTTATGGTTACACGCGGGTC